CCTCAGACCTTACATTTGGTCCGTGTGGTGTTTCAATTTGAATGATACTGTTTGCATATCCAACTTGATTATTAAAGATAAATGAAGCAATATCAGCACCGGCCAAGTTGGTGAACGTGACTGTATTTGATGCAAATGAACTGAAATTTGCACTCATTGTTACACCAGAAGCATTTGTTCCAGTATAATGTGGTAATGGTACACCTTGGAATAAAGCCTCTGTTACAGTTGTATCAAACTTATCGTTAGCATTTAGTGCATAACGACCAAGAACTTGCATGCCAGATGGATGTAATAGATTCAATAATACATCACGATACTTAGCAATTTCTTTTTGTACTGTGATTTCGTATGTGTAATTGTTATATGTTGAACTTTGCAACACATCGTATGAACTTGGTTGACCACTTGAATTTAGATATTGGCCTTGACCAATCACCAAACCATTTAAGAATGATGCAGTAGCAAGTGCTTTGCCGTCACCATAGTTTCTGACACCATAAGAATTATAATATTGATTGTAGGCCACATTCTGTGTAACCATATGAATATTTTTACCTGAGATATTAATCTTTTGGCCAGGATTTGGTTGTGATGTGTAATTAAACACCCTCAAATTATACAATGATTGTTTTGGATCAGCATTAGGTACCAACAATGTTACATTGTTAACAGTTGATTTGTATAATGCTGTGTAAACATTTGAACCTTGATATGCAATGTCACCTGTCTGTGGTAAGTTTGCAATCGTTACGTTTGATACCACAATATCTTGGACAACCAAAGAATCATTTGGTGCAGACACATAGTCTTCACCAGGATTAATGATATTGATTGTGGTCACAGAACCAACTCTGTTTGTCACAGTAGAGAACGTGGCACCTGATCCAAGAATTCCTGGTATACTTAGAACTGCGTTAGCAGCCTGATTGTTTGCAGAAACAACAGTTACATTTGGTGTTTGTGAAGCAACATAGCCCATACCACCCAATGGATAATGATGTGGATTATCAGGATTAGGATAAACGTATCCAACACTTTGAATTGCACCTGTTGAATTAACAGATAACACATTAGCGTGTGCACCAATACCACCGCCACCTGTGATAACAATTGTATCATTGTTTTGATAACCATTACCACCATTAATGATTTGAATTGGTGCTAAAATGCCTAATGAAGAAATGAAAGCATATGCATTAGATGTGTCTGGATTATCTGTTTGTTCTCTTGCAATTGCAGTAACAATAGGTGGATTAGAAATTGCACCGCCACCATTTAACAACGTGACTGTTGAAATTGGATATGTTGAGAACGATAAGAATGTCAATGCATTTGCTAATGTTGTGTTTGCATTAGCAGAACTGAGATTTGCAAAATCATATGCGGTATTACCAATAGTAATACCTAACTTAGTTGCAATTGAATCAATAGAAAAGTATGTGATATTTGCTACTGAATTTGCAGAAGGATTCAAACTACCGACAACTGCATTTGCACCAGTTGCATTAGTGATGTTGATTAATGTATTGGGAAAGTTTGTATAACCATAACCACCATTAGTCACAAGAATATTTTGAATTGAACCTGACGTAACTGTACCAACTTCTGCTGTTGCGCCAACTGGTTTTGCAGTATTTGGATTCAAACCACCATAAACAATAACAGGATCACCAGGTTGATACAACGTGCCACGATAATTTGGATTGATTGTGATTTGGCTAATTTGGCCAACAATCTTTGCAGTCAATGTTTCTGCATTGGCTGTACCGGCAGGAACTTGTTTACCATTCTTAAAATATACTGGTTGATTGTTTGAATCAACAACAGTAACGTCTTCACCAGATTGGAAAAGACGTTCAATATTTGAGATGAAGACTTCTGTTTTTGATCCAGATAGTACAGAATTTTCTACTGTTGCTATAGACTTAGATGAAAGACCAAACAATCTTAGGTTGTTGATAGCTAAAAAGTTTTCATCTACTGTAGCAAGTCTAACACTCCTAGGCACATACCAAGTACCAGCAGAAGCTTTAAGAACTGAATCACCAGTTACATAATATTGAAAATCTGAATTGAATAAGACTCTGAAAAGAAACTGATATTATGCAGGAGTACCTTTAGATTGATACAACTGTTTTGCAATTTTAATAACTTTGCTTTTATCCGAAAGAATATCTTTTGGAAAATATGACATGAAGTCATTGACAAAGTAATCTAGAAATTCAGTCGTGGTTGTATCCACGTCCATGTATGTCAATAGACTCTTTGTAAAATCTAATGTGTTACCACTTTGTTCCATCCATTCATAGTAAGCCTGAATAAAGAGAACAAAATTGGCGTAATTTGGATCCTCACCAATAAACTTTGGTAATTGGTACGGTACCAGTAACGATGTTTTTTGATTACTTTGTATCATTCTTAACTACTAATTTTTTGCATTGACCGTAACACTTACCGCTGCTGGATCATATGGATCTATTGTAATGATTCTATTGAATGTTGATGATATAATTGTCGTTGTTGGTACTGTTGAAATCGTCAGTTGACCTAATCCGTTGTCAATGTTGACAGGATTAAAGTTTGTTAATGTAATAATACCGTTTGTATAATCAATTGTTCCTGCGTTAGCATTTAGAATTGTTTTAACATTTAGTGTATTGTTATAATATGTTCTCAATGTACCAATTTGGCCTTGCAACTTAACAATCAATGCACCGTTTGTACCAGTTGTATCATTAGGTGCAGGAACAACATTTGCAATTGCATTTGTATAATCTTTTCCTGCGCTTGTTATTGTGATTGAAGATATACTTCCATTCACAATTGTTGCTGTTGCTGTTGCACCAGTTCCATCGCCTACGATGTTGATTGTAGGCACATACTGATAGTTAAAACCAGGATTCAATATAGAAATAGAATCAACACCACCAGCAGAAGAAGGAATTTCTTCAATGAAAACACCATCAATGATACTAGCATTGTTAGCTGGGTCAACAAATTGCATAGCTGGGGTACTTGATACACCACTTTGGAACATACCTTTTTGTAATGAACTGTTGTAGTACAATGTGTATGTCTCAGAAGTTCCTAACGTTGGATAGAATTTCTTTTGTATATTTAATTTGAAATCACTTGTTATAATAGATGGATCATAGTTATTGATTGTACTCAACACATCATATGAACTGAATGTAGAGTTGAATGTATTCAAATTATTAGCTGCATAACCATAAATTGCTTGTTGAATGCCAGTCTTCAATGCAGATGGCGTCATTGAAGTTTGAGATTGGTTAAACAATACATTAGACGTAACTTGAATGTATGTGTAATCTGGATCTACAATTGTTGGTTGAACAGTCAAAATACTATATGGTTTCAATACTTGATTTTGTATCAATTGTTTTTGTGTCGCAGTCAAATCATATGCACCAGTTGGCTTTAATGAGATGAACACTTGACCGTAAACTGGTGGATTGTTTTCTTCTCCGCCCCATACAGATACTGCATCAAATCCAATACCTAAATTGTTTTGTTGCAACAATGTAATATAATCATTCTTTGTAACTGCACGGCCTTGTGATGCAAAGGCTTTAGGCGCCTGAAATTTGATAGAGTCAATACTTTCTTTATCTTCACCTTGTGTAGCTGCAATATAAGGAGTAATAGTAACTGAAGTGTAAGGTGCAAATTGTGTCATCAAGGTGAAAGCATTTGCTAAACCACCAGATGTACCTTTTGTAGAAACATAAGATATTTTAACAACATTACCATCACTCAACTTTTGTCCTAAAATACCATCACCAAAATAGATTTGATAGTTTCCATCAGTTGCTTCTTGTATGAAGTACACCGGATCAGTTGGTGTCAACTCCAAGTAATTTGTTGTTGAATAGAATACTTGATATGCCGAATTAGATACTGATTGTTGGACTGTAACCTGTAGTGTTGAGGTATCAATATTAGGATCAGGTATTTCAAAAATGTATTTTGGATTTGTTGTACTGTTGACAGTAAACGTATAATTTTGTACTGTACCTTGTTTGATTTCAATACCAGTAAATGAAGCTACATTGGATGTAACTGGCACAGTTGTTTCGTTCAATGTAACATAGTTATAGTTTACATTGTTGATGGCTTCAGAACGAAAGTTTGTGTATTGTGGTAGTGTATACGTTGATGTTGTGATGCCTGTAAATCTTAAATTAATAACAGCTACAGGTCCAACTGCTGAACGTGGAACATAATTTAACAACTTAGCATGAGAAACCACAGAAGAACGTTGTAAAGCGGAGTCCAAGAACATCTCATTGGCCACCATGTTCAAGTAAAAAGCATTATATTGTGTATTATATGCAAGAACGTCTAACAACGTAGATAGTGCAGAACCTGAGAAGTTATAGTCTTTGAAGGTATCTTGTGTTTGCAGATAATTGATAAAGTTTTGCTTAATGCCACTAAAATCTAGGCTAGCAACTTGAATATTCGTATTAGATGCCATTATCTGGACCTTTGAAGAAGAAGATTAACATTCGTTGGCGTAGTATTATTTCCAATAAAAAAGGTCAAAAAGACATCAAAACCATTTC